TGGTAATGTATCATTTGATGGTGGTACTTTTGTATTTAACGAGTCATCCGCTGACTTAGATTTTAGAATTGAAGGTAACGGCGATGCAAACTTATTCTTTACTGATGCTGGTAACGACCGTATCGGTATAAAAACAAACTCACCTTCTACAGAGTTACACGTTGTAGGTGGTATGAAAGTTACAAGTACAGTTGATTTAGATGGTGGTGGATTTACATTTAACGAATCCGGCGCATCCGTTGATTTTAGAATAGAAACAAATACCTTAACTCACGCTTTCTTTGCAGATGGTTCAGCAGACAAAATTGGTTTTGGAACGGATAGTCCAACAAGTGCATTTGTTACAATCGATCAAGCAAGCTCAACTGGAGCGATAGCTTGTTTAACATTAGATCAAGGTGATGCTGATCAAGAGTTTATTAGATTTGATGGTTCAACTGCTTCAGATGGTTCAGCAAGTATATCCTCATCAACAGATGAAGGTGGATCAAAGGTAGGTGCAATACGTATCAATGTTAATGGTACTGATCGTTTTATAAGGATTTATGATTCTGCGATTTAATTATGCCTTTATCAAAGTTACAGATAGCACCGGGAATAGATAAACAGAATACCGAATACGGCGCTGAAGGGCGTTGGATAGATTGTGATAATGTTCGTTTTAGATACGGACTACCAGAAAAAATAGGTGGTTGGGAAAAAGTAACAAGTGATGCACTTGTTGGTGCAACTAGAGCTATCTTATCTTATTCTGATCTTGGTGGTGTTAAATACATTATATATGGCACTAATAAAAAATTATACGCATATTCAGAGGGTAGCTATGCTGACATTACTCCTACTCGTTCTACTGGCACAGGTAATATTACACAGTTTGCAACAACAAACGGATCTACTACAGTCACTGTAACTGATTCTAGTCACGGTGCTTTGATAGGTGATTTTGTTACTATTGCTAGTGTAAGTGGTGCTGTCGGTGGTATATCTGCCGCTAACTTACAAGGTGAGTTTGAAATATTAACAGTGCCTAATTCTAATACTTATACCATAGAAGCAAAGGCGGCGGCTAGTTCTGATGCAACAGGTGCCACAGCTAATGCTACATATCAATTAAATACTGGTGCGGCCGTGTCCTTATTTGGTTATGGTTGGGGTGCAGGTACATGGAGTACGAGCACATGGAATACTTCTCGTGAAGGATTGACAGGTGGTGAAGGGGTTTTACTACAATCAGCAAAATGGGCTCTTGATAACTGGGGTGAAGATGTATTAGCATTACAGTTTGATGGTGGCTTGTTTTACTGGGACACGTCTGATGGATTGACAAGTCTAGCTAGTACGACAGAAGTAAGTGGTGCTCCTACTAAATCTAGATTTATGATTGTATCTGGTGATGATAGACATGTTATTTGTCTTGGCACAGAAACAACAATAGGCACAACATCCACACAAGATAATATGTTTATACGTTGGTCTGACCAAGAATCAACTAGCGACTGGACACCGACTGCTACAAATACAGCAGGATCTTTTCGATTAACAGATGGTAACCAAATACAAACGGCAACGAGATCAAGAGGTGCTGTTATGATATGGACTGATACAGCGTTATACGCAATGCAGTTTATTGGTGCACCGTTAACATTTGGTTTTAAACAAATAGGATCGAACTGTGGCGCTGTAGGTATTAACGCGGCTGTTGATGTATCTGGTAACTCATACTGGATGAGTAATGACTCTTTTTTCGTATATGACGGTGCTGTTAAAAAATTACCTTGCAGTGTTCAAGATTATGTATTTGATGATATTAATAAAAATGCACAACAAGATGTATATTGTGCGGCTAACTCAAACTACAATGAAGTTATGTGGTTCTATGCGTCCGCTAACTCTGATCAAATAGATAGAATGGTGATATACAATTATGCAGAAAACCTTTGGTATATTGGCACACTTGCTAGAACATCTTGGTCTGACTACGGTGTTTATCCTGTGCCTTATGCTACAGAATTTAAATCTACAGATACAACTGCAACTATATCTACAATCACAGGACTCAAAGCTGGTAGAACATTTGTATTTTTACACGAAACAGGAACAGAAGATGATGGCTCTGCTATGGCAAATCATATTGAATCTGGTGACATAGATATTGCTGACGGTGATAACTTTATGTCTGTATCAAGATTTATACCAGACTTTAAAAACTTAACAGGCACAGCAGATGTTACATTAAAAACCAGACCTTATCCATCTGGTAATCAAACAAGTCATGGATCATTTGATGTAACGACGTCAACAACAAAAGTTAATACACGTATACGTGGTAGACAGGTTGCTGTTAGAATTAGCAGTGACGCCGTTGGTGATAAGTGGCGATACGGAACAATGCGTTTGGATATTAGACCAGACGGGATGAGAGGTAGTTAGTGGCAACATTTGAAGAACAATTACGAGATGTTGCAAACGCAAATTTGGATGAAGCAACAAAAGCAAAATTAAGAGAAACAATTCTTAATAATTTCATTGCCGCTCCTGTCGTGCCTCCATTAACACCGAGAGTAGCACCCGAAAATGTGGAAATAGGAGGGACAAATTCTGAAAATGAAACTCTTAGAGATACTTTGTATAGAGCGGCACAACCCGGTTTTAAATACGGTAAAGTGGTTGCAGATATCGCTGAACCTTATTTAGCTGATATTATGAGTGATGAAGCATTAGAGGATAGTAGTCCAATGCTATCTGGTCAAGGTTATACGTCTAATTTAAGACACGGCGTGGGGACAGGTTTATTAAGAGATAAAATTATGGAATTAGTTTCTCCTTTAACTGAAGCGGGAAGAGAATATAATCCAGACGATCCTAGTTTTTTAACAAAAGCTATCGCTAATGTCGGCGCTACTGGTGCGACCCTTGGCGAAGAACTTGCTGACGCGGGTCGTTATGCACAAAGTGAGTATAAAGGTTTAGGATCTTTTTTTGATCCAGAGTATTATAAAAAAATTTTTACTCAACCTTATGAAGATGTTATGGCAAATCTTCAAGGAATTTTATATGGGGGATATGGAAATACACCACAACAAAAATATCAAAATTTATTAAATCTATATACTACAAATCAAGGAATTTTCACTCCTGCATTAAATCGTGTTATACAGGGTTCAGATCCCTCTAGAGTTGTTACGCAACAAAATCTTGTAGATGCCGTAAGAGCTGAAAACGCGTCTCAAGCACAAGAGTCAAGAAATCAAAGTAGAGACGACTACACAGGAGGCGGTGGCACTGTCGTTATAGGAAAAGGTGGTGGAGAAAGTAAAGTGGTTAGTCCTAGAAGTAGAGAAGCAATGTATGCCGCTCCCGCAAGAACACCCGAACCACCACCTTTTAGTAGATTTAATAATGGTGGAATAGTAGGTTTATTTAGGAGATTTTAATGGCTAAGATATCAACACCACGTTTGCCAGAGGCAACAGAAGAATATAGTAGAGAACAAGTATCTCAACTTATACAAACACTTGATCAAGTGATCTTTGTTTTGAATAATACATACATACCAGAAAAACTACGTGAAGACGATGAGCGTATTAGTTTCTTTTTGTCTTAATGCCTAACGTCTATACTAATCATAAAGCAAAGTTAGCTAACACTAACCTAACAACTATTTATACCGTGCCAACAGCAAAGACAGCCATTATAAAATCTATACGTGTTGCTAATGAAGATACAAGCAATGATTGTAATATTACGGTAACATTAGTCGATACAGGTAGTGTTATATATATGTTAGAAAAAGATAGAACAATACAAGCAAAGAGATCACAAGAGCTTCTTGCGACCGGTAATATGGCGCAAGATTCTGCCGATAGTTCGGTAGCAGGACCAACGCCTTTGATAGCCAAAGAATCTGAGATTATCAAGGCTCAAGCTGAAAACGCTAATGACTTGAGTATAATTATAAGTGTGTTAGAAATATCAGATGTATAGGAGATAAAAACTATGATGAGTGCAAAAATGAAAAAAATGCTGATGGATAGATTAAAAAAATCCAAAAAGAAAAAAACAGCAACAAGAACTACTGTGAAGAAAGACGGAAATCAACCTGTGACCATGGCAATGGGCGGAGGTATGATGTACAGTAAAGGTGGTAAAGCAAAAGGTAAAATGAAAAACAAGAAGCTAGCCGCTATGTATGGAGATCCTAATAAAATAACAAGAGGTGATATTATTACTGCCGCTAAGAAAAAAGGCATGAAAAAAGCCAAAAAAGGTAAGAAGTAATGAGAAAGGGTCTTTACGCAAACATACACGCTAAGAGAAAGCGTGGTGGTAAGATGCGTAAGAAAGGCGCTAAAGGTGCACCGACTGCCGCAAACTTTAGAAGAGCGGCACAAACAGCGAGGAAAAAATAATGACTAAATTATGTCCAAGAGGTAAAGCCGCGGCTAAACGAAAGTTTAAAGTTTATCCAAGTGCTTATGCAAATGCATACGCTTCTAAAATCTGTGCTGGTAAGATCAAAGATCCTAGCGGTGTAAAGAGGAAAGATTTTAAG